AGGATTGTTGATTGTTAATTGTCGGCAAAGATAGGAATAATATTAATATCTGTATTGGATATTCTCTAAAAGATTGTCAAATTGATAAAGTATATGCTCTAAAGCATTTCAAAATAACAGAATGTTAAGGGGCAATACTGACTTAAGAACTATAAAAAAAGATGAATCATTAGGAAGATGAGAAGATTTTTTATACTTTTGTCATCGCATTTAGGAAATGGCCCCGTAGCTTAGTGAATAGAGCGTCAGATTCCGGTTCTGAAGGTCGTGCGTTTGAATCGCACCGGGGTCACATTGTAAAACCGCAATTATCTTATTATTAGATAGTTGCGATTTTCTGTTTTATACCATTGCACAACATTCGCACAACATCTAGGTATGTGGAGAGATTTATTAATAAAATAAAAGCCCGTTTTTTAGACGGGCTATTATTGGTATTACATGTTCTTTTTAACTAAATCTTCATATCCCGGAAAGCTATTAGGAGTATTATATAATTTATCTGGGTTATTAACCATTTGAATTAATTCCCATTGGGGTGATATATATATTAGATACTCTTCCAAGATTACAGCTCCTAGTTTATTCTTACCTCTGAGTTTATATTTATATAAGTATGCTACATCTTCATTGACTTTATTTCCCATTGCATTTTGAATGGAATCAATACCAGCAAGGATAATGCTATCTTTGTTTATTGAAGCTGAAAAATCTAATCCGCTGCCGGATGTTCTTTTCTCTCTCTCTATATTATCTCGGAACTGTTCTTTTCTAAAGTTAATGTTATCAATATACTTTATAGTATCAATGGCTTCCGCAGAAACAAACTCATAGCTAGACCAATCATTCATTTCTGTTTTCAGTTTGGCTTCTACTACTTCTCTTACTTTTTTCTCGTTTTGATTACCTGATCCCCCACATGAACAAAGTGCAGTGATTGCACATACTAATAAAATGATCTTTTTCATAAGCTAGTTTTTAATTATCCGATTTTATTTGATTTTTCAAGATTACATTTTTGGCAAAGTAATTGTAAATTCTCAACGCTTGTATCCCCACCTTTAGAGAAAGGAATAATATGATCTAAGTGCAAATTTTCATTCGATCCACAATAAACGCATTTTCCTCCATCTCTATTCCAAACAGTATCTACAACATCTTTTGGTATTGGAGGACGTTTGTTTGCTTCTGGAAATATCTCGCCTTCATCTATAAGCTCTTGGAGAGCTAATTTTTCTATTTCTCTTTTCTTTTTCTTTTCTAGCAATTTAGCTTTTACTTTGTCTTTCTCAATCTGTTCTTTATTTCTTTCGTATCGAAGTTGTGTATTAGCTTCTCGCAACTCTTCCAATAAATTTTTGCTTTCAATTTGACTCATAGTGAGTTCTGAACTGCATTCATTATATTTTGCTCGGAAATATTTAGCTTCTGATACAGCTTTATCTAAGAAACCTACGTACTTCTTATTTTCTTCATTCTCTTTAAATACAGCATTATATTTGTTTAATAATTCATCAAATTCAATCTTTAACCTCTTGTATCTATTATAGTTATAGAAACTTTGCCATATCGGAAAAACAAATAAAGCTAATATTATTAATAATGTTATCATTATCCTATCTTCTTCTAGGTCTTTGTAATTCTATAACGTTAAATATCTGCTTTACTTCTGCTAGATCAATCACTCGATCAGGATACATACTATTTAAAGAATGTATTGTGATTGTATGATTATCCATATTATGATCTATGATTCTCTTTACGAGTATTCCTTCTTCATGTACAATAACGAAATCCCATTTAGTATAATGCAGCTTTGATTCTACCCAATATTGGGAATATATTTCTCTACATAATAATCTGTCACCTTCTAAGTAACTTTCTTCGGTTCCGTCATTCATACTATCTCCCCTTACTTCAAAAGCTACATAGTTTCCTTTGGCTTCGTGGTCTATAATAAATGGTATGGTTGGGAGAGTTTCCATGTATGCGGCATCTTGATATCCGCATAGGTATCCTGCTTGTGCGTATTGGCTCACTAATGGTACGTTTATAATATGGCTTTGGTTAAGTGGTATTGCTTCGCTTATGTTTGTTTTAGCAATATTATCGCTAGCTTCGTTGGATACAAAATACTCAGATACTTTTTCTATTCCGAAAACGTTTATAATGTTGTTGTAAAGTTCCTCGGTTAGAGGTTTTTTGCCGCTTTCTATTTCTGATAAATAGGCTTGCTTAATGCCTATTTTCTCTCCGAAATCTTTTTGTCTAAGTTTTAGTGACTTCCTTAAAGATGCGATATTGATTTTATTCATAATGTTAATTATTGTTATTATAGCGATAAAACTTTGCGATAAGTAGCGATATATCGCAAGAAGATGATATCTTTGCAATGTCAATCAATCAATCAACACTGCAAAGGTGCGAATATTGTGCGATAAAACCAAATTATTTACATAACTAAAAATAGGTAAGGCAATGAGAAATAGAGATTATGAACTAGTAAAAGACGGCAAATATAATATGAAAGCCATCATGCAGAGAGCTTGGGTATATGTACGCCAGTATGGTTATTCTCTTAAATCTGCCTTGCGTACTTCTTGGGTGGACGCTCGCTTAAAGATGGATGAATATGTAGAATCATTGAAGCCGAAAGCGATTGAACCAAAACAGGGAAATGTGCTGAAAGCGTTTTTCGCCGATAAGTATGTAAACTATGATAGTTCTTGGAGGTAATTATGAGTAGGGATGAGATAAGCAAAAATTTGTCTTTCCTTCGGAAATACACGGACGATCTGAAAGAACGAGATGAATATACAGTTCAGATGCTGGCTGGAAGCAAAGAAACGAAAGAAGATATTATCAGTAACCTTCTTCGAATAATAAAAGATTACGAGGCTCTGTTAGGTTAGAATCTACGAAAGAAGCGAGCGAAACGCTTTCAGAGCACAACGGTAAACCGATGAACCTAATTCGGGATGGGAGGATTAACCCTCAAAAATGAATCCGTGTTCAGGGCACGTTAAATTAGCCTGCGCAGATAAGCAGTATAGCCGATGCGAAGTATAGCGTAATAGCCAACCAGCGATGATATGAGCGGAAGGAAGCAACGTGAGTAAGTCAACATATATCCCGCACGGACAGTTGCACTGTTTGCGTGATGTCTTGATCGGATCAAGGTGCGGGAACTAACTAATACTTATAATTATGAATGATTCTATATTAGCGCCTTTCGTTTTATTTATCCTTTATTTTTTTATTAAGTTTTGTCTTTTTATTGAATCTATCAAAAAGAGAAAAAACAATGGTGACAATGAGGTAGAATGCCGACGTATATAATAAACATTGAATTGGGTGAATCTCATCGTTAGGATTTTTAGATAGTGATAGATATGAAAATGTAACTATTGACGGGAATGCAATTTCCAATATGTTAGGATTTAGCTTCTTATCATCTGTAATAACAAACTCTGCAAATGCTTTTCCTATATTGAAGCAATATAGAAACATGGTTACAGCTATTGATGCCGCTAGTACAAACATTGCTTTCGTATAAATATCGAAACTGCCGAAATTCATCATATATAAGTGCATAGTAACAAAGACGAGAGGCGTTTGTATCATAAATACAGTAAATATCATTCGCTGGTTATCTGTGTATAGTTTTATTACTTCTAAAAGATTCATATTTATTGGTTTTTAAATTTGACGATTCAAAGTTAAGAAAATCTCCTGATAATAACGTGAAGTTACCGATCGAATTGGTTCAGGGGAACTATTTAAACTTTTTGTTTTGTCGTGTTTTATTTTGTGTTTGTGTTGTAGGGTGTGCCGTTCGTGAGAATAGCGCACCTTTTTAATTGGGTAAGTGGCGGAATTGGTAGACGCTTAGTTTGAAAATACGGCTGGCTAGCCTCGAAGCAGGAAAGACGATTGGGGAAGTCAGAACCGCAATTGAAACGTACAAACGAAATCTTGCAAATCCCGGTTCGAATCCGGGCTTATCCACTAATAATAATCAAATAATTAATCTTATGGCAAAAAGGATAAAGACAATAACAGGAGATTGGGTAGATTCAATTAGTAAGCTATCTATAAATGAACCAGCTAGAGTTTTAGATAGTAATTATGATCGTGTTATGAGTTCTGCTCGTTATCGATTAAGACGGAAAGGTATTGAAATAGAGACCGTCGGAGATAAATACTTTATAGGTAAAACAAGGTTTTTTAATATTAAAAGGATATCGTGATGGAACCCTTAACTCAATGTGAGTATCAAGTAGCACATGAAGTTGCAAAAGGGCATACTCCTTCTGAAATAGCTGAATTGCTCCAAAAGTCAGTTTGGACCATAAAGGCACAGATTAGGGATATTCATAAGAAGTTAGGCATTAACAATAACGTAGAGCTTACTTTATTCCTGCTATGTGATAGGACTAAAAGAAACTTTGATTTGAAGGAGATTAGGAAGCACGGTATTGAGTTATTCTTCTCTGTGTGGTTTTTGGTAATTGCTGTAACACCGGATTATCAAATGGACATGAGACGTTGTAGGGTACGATCTAATGCAAGGACTTCGGTACGAGCGACTAGAAATAGAAAGGACTGTGATTCATTTTATATCGTCTAGTATTAACTAAAAAATAATGTTCTATGAAAACTATTCATAAAATTCAAAATGCTATTGCTGTCATTGCTCTTGCTATGGTGACTCATCTGGCATTGCAAATCGAAATGACTAGAAACGAAACAATATCATGTATTATAATGCTATTGTTAACTGTGTTCATGCTTTTAGAGAGAAGTTCAAAAGAGGTGCATCAAAAAGAATAGGGGGATAGATATGAGTATTCAAGAGATCATGAGTCTTGGGGGGAGTAAGATATCGGCTAATGTGAATTTTGAAGATTTAAAAGCATTCGCAGATTATCTCATTCAAAAAACAAAAGAAGAAGTTGAAGAATCTATTTTGGCTAAGAAAAAAGAGACTTTCGTAAAGCCCAAAGATGCTTGTAAACAGTTACAGGTTGATCGGTCAACTTTGTGGAGATGGGCTAAGACAGGTTATTTAATTCCCGCAGAAGTCGGTGGAAAAAGACTATATAAACAATCTGAAATAGATATTATATTACGCAAATAATTTATTGTTTAATCCTAATCCCGGAGTAAAGGACTCCGTGCGGTATCCAGTCCGCTATTTAAGTTTTGAATTATCCCGGTGTCCGTTGATTCGGTATCCGGGAACTATTTTAACCACTTTAAATGATATATGATATGCCAATTATTAAAAAAAATGACGTAACTCCTGAACGTCCAGTGATTATCGTGCTATATGGCACTCCGGGAACAGGAAAAACTTCTGTTGCTACAACTGCATTTAATCCTCTTTTAATAGACACAGATAGAGGATATGATAGAGCCGTACAACGCTGTGATACCCTTACCGCCAATAATTGGGAGGACATAACAGTGGAATATGAAACAATGAAGTCTTATAGTACTATCATTTGCGATACTGCTAAAGCGTGCTTGGATGATTATCTGATGAATTTTGCTATAAAAAACAACTACAAGTTAGCAACCAATACTTTAAAGAGATTTGGGCAAATAGCCGAAGACTTCAAATCATTTGTTAATCAGCTTCGTTCTAATGGTTCTGACATTATTTTTATTTGCCATGATAAAGAAGTAGCGGAGGGTGACATTATAAAGCATTCACCGGATTGTACTGGACAGAGTAAGGATTTACTTCTCCGTATTGCTGATCAGGTAGGATATATATCTAAGGTAAACGGTAAGCGCACTATTTCATTCGAACCAACTGATACTTTTATTGGGAAAAACGTAGCACAATTAAAGATGATGGAAATACCTGAATCATCTAGTGCTGATTTTTCTACATTTATGGCAAATGTGATTTCTACAGTAAAGCAAGCAATACAAAATAAATCAGAGGAACAGAAGAAAGCCAATGAGATGCTTGCTGTTCTTAGAGATAATCTTGCATCCGCTATGACAGATGAAGATATAGCTGCACTCATCGAAGCAATGAAAGAATTGCCACACGTACTTCAGTATCCGTTTTTCTCTGAAATGAAGTCTAACCTTGCATCCAAGGGGTATAAGTACGAAAACAAGAAATTCGTAAAAGATGCAGCCGCTTAAGCCTCTTATAAGAGTTACACAACTCGAAGCATACAGAAAGTACATTGAACAGAGCGAATATGCCAATTATGAAATTACCGAGCAATCTGTAATAGAAAGCATAACAGGTGTATTTGCCGGAAATGAATACACTCGCATAGGCACCGCTTTCCACTCCATTGTGGAAACGGGGAAGCCTGTGTGTGATAAAGTTTCTGCCGGGGAACGTACCTTCCTTTACTATGGAAAAGAACAGAAAGAACCAGTTCCTTGTGGACGCAAATTCAATATTGATGGCTTCGGTGTTATTTTGGATGTGAATCAGTGTAAGGTCGCAATGGATTACCGCAACGAACACCCCGACGCTTTCCATGAAATACGCATTTACAAAGATTTTGGAGATGCTGTCATAACCGGATGCGCTGATATGATAGACGGTATAGAGATACGGGATATAAAGACTAAGTATTCTTACCCGTCTGATACTGACTATATCAATTCTTGCCAATGGCGGCTTTATCTTGAGATTTTTAAAGCGGATATATTCCATTTCGACCTATTTGTGTTCGATGGGTATAAAATAGACAAGCATGGATATGATGTAAGAGGGTTACCGCTTGAAAGATATTCTCCTGCGATAACCTGCTACCGGTATGATGGGATGGAATGGGATAATAGGAATTTGCTTCGTTCATTTCTCGAATGGGCGGAATACAGGGATTTAGTTAAATATTTAATAAAAGAAACAGTAGATTAATTATGGCAAATCAAAAAACAGGGAAACTTATTGAAATCGGACAAACTGTTCAAATACCATCCAAGAATGGAGGAAATCCATTTACCAATTTAGTGTATGTTGTTCGACTTGAAAAATGAATACCAAGTACCCAAGTTCAAGGAGTATGTAAATAAGTTGTTCAAAGAGCGTGCGGTGGTGGAAGTGAAGAAGAAACTGCCCAACCGCACACTTGCCCAAAATTCTTATTTGCATCTTCTTTTAGGGTATTTTGGTAGTGAATACGGTTGCAGCCTTGATGAAGCCAAAATAGACTTTTATAAAAGGACATGCAACCGTGATTTGTTTGAACGAAAGACGATCAATAAGGTTGGTAAAGAAGTAACCTATCTACGTAGCTCTGCTGAATTATCAACAGGAGAAATGACTATATCTATTGATCGTTTTCGTAATTGGAGTGCAGCGCAAGCGGGTATTTATCTGCCTGCCGCAAATGAACATCAAATGCTGATTTATGCTCAGCAAGAGATTGAAAGTAACAAAGAGTTTGTGTAATTCCAAATATCTGTTATTTGGTAGTTTTGAAATAAAAGTTATGCGAAATGCGAAAAACTAAAGTAATCCATGTCTACCTGATTTTCGAGAAGCGGAACTATTACTTTGGCTCGGTAACGGGTATCTTTCGCTATTTATCCGAAGATCAGATAGGAATTAAGCAAAGTACATTATCTCATAATACGGAAAGCACGATCGTTACTGGTAGGGCTATAATCCGCAAGAGTGAGCTATTGAGATAGCTTTGTTAACCTTTTTACCCCAGCCTGCTTGTCTATGAAGATTGGCGGGCAAACATGGGGAGGTATTCTCAATGGTAAAGAGAGCATAAAGAAAGCGTACGAAGTGCTTTATGTATTGCAAATGCAATTATTTAGGTTCGACTCCTAAACTGCCCCACATGAAAATAACAATCACCAAACAAGAATATCAGACGATAGTCCGATGCTTGAAAACGTCAGAAATCCTCATTAGGGGATATAATTTGAGAGATGAAGATATGATTCGTAAAACTAGAAAGAAACTCCAAAGGAGTAAGGAGAAAGGTTGATATGACATTCGAAGAAATGAAAGCCCAGTATTGCGGCAAAAATATCCGCAAGAAGCCAAAAGATGAAGAGCATAAAATTCAGGTATCTATGGTTGAGTGGTTCCGGATGAAATACCCATCTATGCGGCACAATCTATTCGCAGTTCCAAATGGCGGAAGAAGAGACGCTGTTACGGGTGCCAAGCTGAAAGCTGAGGGCGTACTTGCCGGAGTAGCTGACTTGATTCTGTTAAAGAGTAATCACCGATATGGGGCGCTCCTAATTGAAACCAAAACAAAGAAAGGTACTCAAAGCGATTCTCAAAAGGAATGGGAATCTAAGATAGTAAAGGACGGATATAAGTATGTTGTCTGTCGGTCTTTGGAGGAGTTTATCGCTGTAGTAACAGATTATTTAAAAGAAAAATAGATATGAAGAAGAAATCAGACAAGCAAGTTATCCGCCCAGATACTTGCGCAAAATACAACAATGGAACTATTGTTCCCACAGCTAAAGGGAATCCACGTGTTGCCTACTGTTATAAGCTTAAACGGCGTTTTGTCGCTGATAGTAAAAGAATCTGTATTCATGCGTATTAAACTATGGACGGATATACATTAACAGAAAAAATGAGAAAAGCACGAAGACGTAATCGACTTACCGCTACCGAACAGGCACTATTCTACGAATTAGTTGCCGTTTGTAACAGCGAGGGTTGGGAGGACGTTTTCAGTTGCTCGAATATTGAACTCTGTTGTGCTCTTAATATTGATGAGAAAACTCTCGTCCGTGCCAGGCTTTCTTTGATTAATGCAGGACTAGTTTATTATAAATCCGGTAAAAGTAAAAGGGTGGTAGGATTGTACTCTTTTGAAAAAGCTTTTGAGAATTCGATTGTGAATTCAACTACCGTAAAATTTCCGGTAGATAAGCCAGCCAAAAAGACAGTAGATGAGCCAGCCAATCTGCCAACCAATATGGGAACCAATCAGCCAACCAATGCGCCAGACTATATATATAAAACTAAAATAGAAACTAAACAAAAAGATAATATAGGGGAAACCGTAAAAACTAGAAAGTTTATTCCTCCATCTATTGAAGAAGTTTCTGCCTACTGCATAGAAAGAAAAAACAATGTTGATCCACAGAAGTGGTTGGATCATTATACTTCTAACGGTTGGATGGTCGGGCGGTCTAAGATGAAAGACTGGAAGGCAGCAGTAAGGACATGGGAAAAGAATGATTTTCAAATAGAAAAAAAGAATGGAAGCAATAAGAACAGTCGGGGAGTTGATTCCTCCAATGAAACCAAGTCAGCCGGAATCAAATCAATCTCCTTTGGTTAAATTTCACATCAAAGGAAAGGAGATAACATGGAATGAGGATCGAGTAGAACACTTCTGGAAAAAAGAGTTTATTAACTCCATGAAGGAAGTAGAACCGGGATTTATCATTGACGAACGCAACAAGGTCCTATTATCCGAATTGTATGATTATGTATTAGGCAGAAGTAGGATGCTTGATTCCTCAAAAGGCTTGCTTTTATGGGGACCTATTGGAGTTGGCAAGTCTGTTTTGATAAAAGGGCTACAGCGTTATCTAGGCAAGATCAACCGTTTACGATACGGATGTAATAACGATCACATAGGCTTTAGACTCACTAGTGCAGTAGAAATATCTCTCATGTATGCAGAGAAAGGTATGAACGGGCTATTTCGGTTTACTGATCGTGAATACATGTGTAATCTGGCTATTGATGAATTGGGACGTGAACCTACAGATTCAAAGCATTACGGGACCGGGATAAATGTCATACAAACCATTTTACAACTTCGATATGAAGTCAGAAGGGAGTTTATTACCCACGTTACGACCAATCTCGATCCAAATACAGAGTTTGGAAACAAATACGGTGATTATATCGCTGATCGTGTAAAAGAAATGTTTAACGTCATAGAACTAAAAGGATCGTCCCGGCGATGATACTCGCATAGTGGTTTATCAGATCGCTATTTTTTTTATTTAATAACCAAAACGTTTTCCTGATATCGGGAAGACGATCAATACAAATAAGAAATGAAGATAAGAATAGGAAAATCATTTGATAAAGAAACAAATGAAGTCTTTTATCAGCTACAATTTAAATTGAATGGAGAACGGACCTATAACGCATATTCTTATGATGTTTTTAAAGAGGAATCTGACGCAAAAGAAGCTCTTAACAAACATCTAAGCGGTGAGCGTGAATACACTTATTTTGTGAGTGCTGAAAAAGTTAAGAGAACAATCAAAGGAAACCGCGTAGATGTGAAAAAAGTATTAGCATTTCATGTTATGTCAGCTAAGTCAGATTTACCAGGTTCTCATATTTGGGTGAAAATTAACTAATAAATAGAAAGGCAAGAATAATATGACAGCAAAAGAGTTAATAAAAGAACTTGAAACCTGCGAACCCGACGCAGTAGTTTCAATCGTAATAAACGAAATAAATCTGGAAGTGACAGAACTTATCACTCCTGCACCTGAAATAGTAGAGTTATCATAACAATAAAGAAAGAAATATTATGGCAAAAGTATTTATAACAAGATATGCCCTGACATCGGGCATAAAGGAAGTGGAAACAGAAATTCATAAATCCAATTTCAAAGATTCTTCTAACTATGTAAGGGATAGTGCATATTCTTTTTATTACATAGGAAAGGATGCATTCCTCGATAAATCCGAAGCACTAAACAAAGCAGAGGGTATGAGAAAAAAGAAAATCGCTTCTCTTCGCAAACAGATTGAGAAACTGGAGAAGTTATCTTTTAATGAATAACCAAGATAAAGAAGGGTATTATGTGTTTGAAATTAATCTTTGTAATTCATTCTCCATATCTTCAGTTGAGATAGTTGTCAGGTATATATATGCCGTATCTTGCGTATTCTTAATCTCTGCTAAAGATGAAAGTGGTTTTATGTATGGTTTTATTTCCATACGTTCCTTTCGCGTTTCTCGTGTGTTTTCTTTGCATCTTACCTCTTTAGTAATCTGCTTTATGACAGCATCTAATTTATCATGATAAGAATCAACAAGGACTATGACTTTAATGTAATCATCTGTTTTAAAATCAATTTTTCTTCTTTTTGGTGGTTCATTTCGCAGCTTTATGGCATCATTTAAAATACTATTAATCTGTTGTTGCCCTAACTTTTTATCATGAAGTAGCATGTTGCATTTGACCTCAACAAGAATTTTATTAGGATCATCTATTTTAATGTCAAATCCATTTGTATTTGCTTTCGTTTCTTCCACTGAGGAAATTAAATTAAGTTTTTGCTCCTCATTAAAAGACAATATTTCTGATATTTTATTAGCTGTAGCTAATGTTGCTATTGAGGTCAATATATTATGCACGTTTGAAAGAACGGACTTTAAATCAAATAGTTCTTTTATCGTAATTTGAGATTTACTTCTCTTTCTAATTGAATCCGTGAAACGAGAATATTCACTAATTAATTCATAAGACCTTCTATATACTTCTTTGTTCATAGCATTTTGTTAGGATACAAAGGTAGGAAATTATTTTAAAAGATGAATGTTCTAATAAAATAATGAAGTGCATATATTTGAGCTGGCCAGCCTACATTTCATAATATGGGATAGTTAAATCTAAAGTAAAATCGGAAAATCCGATTTTGTAAAACAGTGATAAACCTTTAAAATGATACAGCCAAAGCATTACAATTATCACAACCGGTCCGGACCGCCCAAGTGCGTAAGGACTACATTAATCACTTCCGGCAGGAGAAGCCTTTAGAAGGCATATTATTCACTGACTTTATCCGGGATGTGCTTGAAAAGCGCAGCAGACGCAAGTCTGAGCACTATGCAGCCGTTTACGATGCGATCATAAAACACATTGATAACTTCTCCTCAGAGTTTGATTGTGACATATTCACCAATTCGGTGACGGCTGAGTTTTTGGACGATTTCATCATCTATCTGGAAGACCAAGGACTTCGACATAATACCATTGTCGGATACGTTCTGAAAATTCAATCACTTGTGCGTAGAGCATCTCAGTACAACTATGCAGTAGATTATACCTACGATGAGATTGATTTGAGGACTGAACCAACAAACGCTGTGTTCCTTTCGATGAATGAGATCACAAGAATATACTACTACAAGTTTGTCAATCAAGATAAGCGGAAAGCAAAAGAGCGAATCAGAGACATGTTCATACTAGGATGTCTTACCGCTCTTCGCTACTCAGACTATTCGAGACTGACAAGTCAGAACCTAATAAATGGTTATATTGTGATCCGGACAAAGAAAACGAACGTTGATGTTAAGGTCCCGGCACATGATTATGTGCGGGAAATTTTCTCAAAGTATGCCGGTCAGGTTCCATGCGGTCTTTGCATTCAGTACTTCAACAAGTATCTGAAAGTAATAATGAAGGAAATCGGATTGAATGACTTAGTTACCTATTCGTTCACCAAGGGCGGCGAACTGAAAACTGTTACTCGTGAAAAGTGGGAGCTGATTAGTAGCCATACTGCAAGGAGGAGTGCAGCAACAAATATGTATTTAACAGGACGGATGAAGACGTTCGAGATAATGAAGCTCACCGGGCATCGGACCGAACAGAACTTCTTTCGATACATCCGGTTAACTGGTGATGATACAGCCCGATCTATTTCGGGAGATATATTTTTTAGAAAGTAATAATTCAAATAAAATCATAGAAATATGGAGAAAGTAACAGTAAAAATAGAGTTAGAGAGAGAAGATATCTCTACTCTCATGTTCCTTGCTGGTGGAAAGTTATCAGAAGAACAATGGAATAAACTCAAAGGTACAGAATACACGGTGGAAGATGATGATTTGGAAGGTCAGGCAATTCAGTTGAAGTTGGCTATTAGTGGTATCGTAGTTGGCAATCTTCTAAAAAAGGAACTTTCAGAAGGTGAAGTTTCTAGTAAATCAACTTATCGAGAGAAGTTAATAGCTATGCGTAAGGAAATGGAAGAAAGGGGGCGATCATGGTAGGAAATATTCGTATTAGACGTAGGAAAGATAAATACCATGTTATGGAAGAGCAGGGAGATGGTAGATACTTTACTATTGAAGGAGGAAAATGTAATTCAAAGGAGGATGCCATAAAGCTAAAAAAACGATTTCTGTTCGTTAGAGAGAAAGTTAGATTGTTCAATCAGAATCTTAGAATACAATTGAGAGAAAAGAAACCAAATGGATGATCACATAAATCAAAGTTTGTATGCTGATTCAATAAAAGAAGCTACAAAAGTAGAGTTCCTTGCAAGTAGTGAGGAACTTTTTTTATATGCTGTTTCCCTGTATAACTCGATGATGTGGGGCAGAAAGATTGACCGGGAAAATCTTAGAAATAAGAAGAGATCAAAAAAAATAGGGAGAACTAGCAAGGTGTAAAAGCATTGTTCTCCCCAATCATTCACGATTGTATAGCAAATATACTATTTATTTTAAAAATAATCGTGTTATGGATAGAAATTTTAATGAAAAGACGTGGGTAAATGTACGTGAAATAGGGATAATTCTTAATGTCCATGCCTTTGTAGTGTATTCGTATTTATTACAGATTGGGGTAAGGTGTGTTAAAGATAGATATGGGAACGGGTATGTCAATGGAGTAGATATAACTAAGCATTTTGAAGGTTTAAAGAAATTCGTGAAAGGATTGAGGAATGGAAGAAAAGAGCAAGCCCCCCTCAAAGAGCTGGCTTTTATTGATCCTGTGATAGGGAGTCATAATGATTGGGAGAGTAAAGCGGATGGCTTGGACAAGGTGAAGAAGGATTTTTATGCCTCATATACAAATCAGGTCTACAGGATTAATCACTACCAGAATTTAAAGAAGGCTTTGTTCCGGTGGGAGCGTGCCACGAGAGTTTGGAAGTACGTGGAAGAAGAAAGAACTGCACAAGACCCTAATGAATGGATGGAGAGCATTTCGTTAAAATACAAGCTGTGTAATACGATATACGATGAAGAACGCCGTAAATCTGTACTTGACACAATTTGACATGGCTGTAAGAGTGATATCGGGTAAATTTGCTATTGATATAAAACTGATTATAGCATGGCGTACAATTTAAAGGAAATGACTGAAATGTGCTCTAAATGGGTGGCTGAAAATGGGCTAATGGAGCATGGCGGTGCGAGGTTGAAAGACTTCTGTGCTCATTTCGGCATATCGGATGAAACATACTATAGATGGTTGGAAAATGTGGATTTTGTGGATGCTATAAAAAAAGGGAAAAATGAGTTTAAAGAGAAACTGGAGCGGAGACTAGTTGAATCTCTGTCAAAAGCAGCTTGTGGATATGAATTTGAAGAAACCAAAACCGAATATGCAGGAAAGAAAGAAAAGAAGAAAATAGTAACAGTGAAGAATGTAGAGGCGAATGTTGGTGCTGCTATATTCTTGCTTACAAATATATCTCCAGATCGTTGGCGTAATAAACAAACTGGAACCGATGTGAAGACGGAAGGAGTAACATTGAAGGTCGAAGTATTGAAAGAAGAATCGGTTAGTAATATTAAGAAGCTCTCCACACTATCGCAGAAACGGAAGATGAAAGGAGAGGGGGAAACAGAAGGCTCTGAACAATGAAAACGACCTATGTTTTTGACAGGCTATTAGAAGCCACGGTAAATCCAGTGATTCGTGGAGTATCCTCACGGGGTGGTACTCGATCTTCTAAAACGTGGAGCATGTTACAGTTGCTTTATCTTATTGCCGAGAAGTCAGAAGCTCCTTTGCTCATATCGTGTGTAACTGATACAATGCCGGGAGTGAAACGTGGTATGTTTCGCGATTTCAAACGTATGTTGCAAGATGAAGGTCTTTGGAATGGCAAGGCAATGAATTTAACTGAAATGACTTACACTTTTCCTAATGGATCACAGATAGAGTTTTTCGGTTGTGAGAATGCTGCGAAGGTATTTGGTCCTGCACGTGATATCCTGTTTGTAAACGAAGCACAGAGAGTCCCGAAAGAAGTATTCCGGCAAATGGCGGTTCGTACTCGTTTGATGCTGTATGTAGACTTTAATCCGGTTAAGAAGTTTTGGGCGCACGACTATTTCAAGGGTCCGGGCATGGTGGAAATCGTCAGCACCTACAAGGACAATCCATATTTGACGCCGGAGCAGATCGAAGAGATTGAGAGAAATAAGGCTGATGAAAACTGGTGGCGAATCTTCGGACTAGGTGAAACAGGAGGAACCGAAGGACTGGTATATCCTGAATATGATATTGTGCCGGAGTTTCCAGCGAATTGTAAATGGTGTCTTGGTCTTGACTTCGGTTTCTCTGGTGATCCTACGGCGATTGTAAAAGTTGGCTTCGATAAAGATGATCTTTATGTTCAAGAGATCGCATACTCTACAGGTCTGTTGAATTGGGATATTGCGAATGTCTTGCGCAAGAATGGGCTACATAAAGTTACCACTATTGCGGACAATCAAGAGGCGAAGAGTATTGCTGAGATTTCTCGTTTGGGATGCCGCATATTTCCATGTATAAAGGGAAAAGGATCAATCATGGCAGGTATTTCACAAGTGAAGCAGTTTAAAATGCACATTGTACAAGGTAGTCGAGGCATACAGGACGAAGCAGATAATTACTCGTATGTATTTGACAAGATGACCGGACTCTATGATACGAACGAGGCAGTAGACGAAAATAATCACGCTATGGACGCTATACGATACGCGACTGAGTTTCTGATCGCCAAGTATCGTCCCGGCAAGAAACAAAGAAAAGATGAAGAAAAGCGAAATTAAAACCTTTCGGGGATATGTGCGATATCAGATATATCGCCTATTTACCCCATTTCGTTGGTTATGGAAGACGTTTGTTCGTCTGACAAGTAGATATCAACGCTTGATGCAATTACGGCGTATAGCGAATCTAAAGCCGGATGCTGTGGAGAGTCTTTCGCAAGATGAAACCGCACTTCTGCATTATATGTCGGAATACTTAATACCTTCTCGCTGGGTAACACGTAATGGACAGATCATTTATACGTGTCCATCAGTTGAAGATGTAACTCTCTGGCAGATGATCGAAGCACGCAGAGCTGAAACAGTATTAGAACGTATTAGCGGATGGACTGAGGGATATGTACCAGAAACTGTTGCTGATATGGTGAAACTGACAAAGTACATTGTGGAGCAGATTGGGCAGGCTGACGAGCTGGAACGTGTGCTGTTACCGGGTGCAGGTGGTTCCGGTGAATCGAATCCAATCACAGAAGCTAAAAGTGTGCTAGGAATGGTACAGATCACATCCGAACTGTTTAACTGCTCATTCGAAGATGCGAAGAAGATAAACTACTCAGATGCTATTCTAGCGATCAGCAAGAGACATGATGAAGTTGAGAAACAAAAATCTAAAACAAAATAATCATGGGAAAGAAATACAGTATTAATTCAGCAGGGCGAATCGTAGCCGAGAGAGATATATACTCACTCGGCGGGCTCATCCCGAAAGGACGAGTAGGTGCTAAGATAGCGGACGAAACACAGTTATCACAGAATGGCGAGTGCTGGGTAGCAGGTGGAGACATGAGTACGAATCCGTGGGTTAAAGTATCCGATAACGTTTATATAGGGGATTATTCGGCGGGTGGTGTAACAGCTAAAACGAATCCCGCCGAGATAAAAGGAAATACCTTAATTCCCGGTGCGTTTAGGGTTTATCTCCCCGCCACGCTACCAACATCCGACCTAGTGATCAAGGATTCGTTCATTGGGGTAACTATGGATGTTCTTTTTGGCGTGTCTTCAAAATGTCATCCCGTAGAGCAAGGACGGTATAATCAAGATGCGCCGAAAGGGACGCTATTCACCAGCGCATCAATGAAATTAGACGCTAATAACTTCGTCAGAAATACTGCAACCGTTAGACTAGGAAAAGATACCTACGTATATCTTCCGGCGGGATTTAACGCTAGAATATACTGGGCGTATTATGACGTATCCAATCAGCTAGCTTATGCGGGGGAATCCGAAACGGTATCTACTAACTTATATAAACTCAGACATCCGGTGTACAACATGTGTATGATTGCGTTCGCTAAGAATCCAACACTGACACCCGCCGAACTAGAGGCGTCCGGGGCTAAGATATTAGGACACGTTAGCGGCTCAATCATAACTGAGGTGAGAGGGTCATCCGAATACGGCGCGTACGTGATGGATAATTCATCTCTAAAAATACAGACCGATAATTTCGGACTTGTATTGTCCCCTATCAGAACACTAGCAGGTCGGATGATCAACACCACTTGTGTTACGGAAGCACTAACACAACGGAAGGTATTCGGGACCTTCACGAATATAGATTACATGGAATACTTTTGGGACGGTGATACAAATCACCGGGATACCGTTATCACGGCTTCTGATTGTCCCCTATTGCGTGTTTCTCCGAATACTATAAAACGATCCTTGTTAGATACCGGAACGCTTGTATTACGTAACTGCATCGTTCCGGCGGGAGATTTCGAACATGATGTCATAGACGGAGATACATACGAAAACATTGATTTCTCATATACTAGGGAGTTCCTTAGTACGAGGGTAGTTAACCGCCGATTAATATGTAGTCACAGGCAAGGGTTATATAACATGTTCGCTGAGGGAGGGAACATGTTAGGACGTATCAGTTATCCGGATAATGTAAAAGACGCTACCAGTTTAACAGAGAGCCACGAAATAATTATGCTAGACGGCAGCATGATAGAATCGGGAACCTACGCGGGTGATCCCGGAAAGGCGTATGAAGATAATAAAATTCCGGCTACGAATCGTGTAAGAATGATTAGACCTGTATCTACTAGAGGTGCGGTATTTCCGAACATTCCTGCCGGATATTCTGTACGGGCGGTACACTATCTCGATGAATCGTTTATACTTCGAAAAGCCGTTGAGAATCCTAGTACTATGGAAGGTGAATTCCCGTTTTACGTTATGAGTTTTCAGAAAACCGATCCGAACGCTAATTTACCCGCTTCGGAGTTCGTTTCTAAAAACGCATATTTAAACGTAAACAATTACACGAAAGTTCCGGAGATCACAGGTTCCGCCTACTTAGGTGCAGGTGTAATAGTAAGAGGTGATGTTCAGCTACACGGTGATCCATATGTTAACCGTGTGTTTGATATTAACGAATGGGACAGAGGCGGCTTAAATACCGCACCGGGGCTAACTTGGGACGTTATGAAAGACGGAAGGAACTCAGATGTACGTATGACTACGAAGTCAATATACCCGGTAAATCCCGGTGATACTATATCAGTATCCGGAGCATATAGAATCCTTTTATGTTGGTTTAATGAGGATAGAAAACTAATGTCCGATACTGGATGGAATGACGGAACACTAACCGTTCCTGCTAATGTACACTACGTGGGAATAGCATTGTCTACGAAGCCGGACCTAAAGTTTATTGATTTCTCCGACGTTCCACTAGCGGGTGTTAAGTATCTCCGAGCGTTCAAGAAGCGCAGGTATATCACTAACGAGCTAGACCGGAAAAGCCCGGAGGATATCTTATTAGCTGATTACTATTGGGAACAGGGTGCTTTCTATACCGATACTGGGCGTGTTGGAAGACCTTATAACGACATTAAGTACACGCAGTCGGATAGATTAAGGTTATCCAAACCGTTACCCGCAGGGAATGCAACATTAACCGTAGCTAACTATTGGGAATATGCAATGGCAAAATTCGATGCAGGGACAAGATTATTAGAATCTTCCTCAGAAGGATATTCTATGGTATCCATGACGCTTCGGAAAGCTCCACCCGTAACGGTTAATCCATCGGATGCTAAAGATGCAAGGTTGGTGATTACTTGTATTCCGCAGCCGAGAATCATTGTTCCCTATGGTTCTAATACGCTTAACATAAACGGAGTTAAAATCCGGATGTACGACAATGCCGTGCTATCTCGGAACTTTAACCAAGAAGGTTCTATAACCCTACAAGGTGATGCGGTGATGGGGTATGATTTCGATTCGGGCGCATGCCTGTGTAGTAACGGTCACGATGACGCAATAATCAAGTTACCATGATATTCAGTGACATATTAAACTTTATGGATGGGGAAGCCGTAAAACTCGGCTTGCCTATCTATTTCGGAGATACGTCTACTATTAACGAGCTAGTGAATGACATCTCAGGTATGTTCTTAACGTTTGATGTCCCGGACGGTGGTATGTCTAAGTTGCCTCCTGCCACCCGGAAGTATAACGTAGTATTACAGTGCTTAGATAAATCGTACTATCTTACGGATAACGCTGCCGAACTTGATACATTAATGCGTACCGATTTGGCTTTAAACAAACTAATGTCCGCTTTTGTGTGTCACTTCGATGTGGATGGATTGAGTTTCAAGAAGGTACAGAATATCTATGACTCAATGAAGTCCGGTTGGAGTGTAACATTTTCTATAACAGATGATTTATTGAACTATGGATAAGGAGATATTGCAGGTTGTAGAACAGATAAAAAAGGAAATCTTCGAATCTTATGTTTCGAAAGGTTTGGTAGCGTCTGGTGAATTTGGGCGTGATCTAAAAGTAAACGATCTCGGTGATAGGGCAACTATTACTGCACCGCATTATGTCGTACAGATGGAGCAGGGTAGGAAAGCGGGTAGTTTTCCGCCTGTCTCCGCCATTAAAAAGTGGATTCAAGACAAGAACCGGACGGTTGGTGCAAACATCCCGGAGGAAGCAGCTTTCGCCATCGCTTATGTGATGAAGCGGGACGGCATCAAAGTTCCTAACAAATTCAACGGTGGCGGGGTAGTCTCCGACATCATTAATCCTGAACGGGTGAAACGGCTGACGCTGGATATAAACAAGATCATAAAGGCTAAAATTCTAACCATATTAACGCAATGAAATTAAGAATACCAAGATTTGGAGTGAACGTAGATATACCGGACAGCAAAGTATATACCTACCCCAGTTGTGCTACCATATGGGACAACGTGCCGTTAAAGCTAATTATAACGGACCTACCTACGGACATTATTGTGCGGATGGAACTACAGTGCCGTTCTACCCTAGACAGCTTTTATTACACAACATTAGAACCAGTTGAGGGAATGGAGATAGACGCAGCTTCTTATTTCTTCCCGCTTCTTCCCGTATATAGTGATCGAGTTCAGTTCTACCAAGTAGAACTGACATTGATACATAAAGCCAATCTAACGGCTAATAGTGTTACTCAGATAGTTCGTATTCCCGTGATGAACTTGGCGAGTATAAACAATGTTAGCCGAGTGTCTAGGGCTGACACAGATTTCCGGGACAACTACGGACCGCGGGCACCATTAGCGCACACACTGGATGATAATTTCTTTATAGACAGCCGTTATCATGATAGGGACTATGATGTAGACGTTATCTATCAAGACGGAACGGCTGACAAATTTAATTACATGCAGGGTGACGGAATATCGGATGCATGCCAATACAAGAAGATCACGATAAAGAATCCGGATGGGTCCGTAGCTGCTGTTAAGGTTTATCCGGAAGAGGTGCACGCATGCGGAGCTATTACACTGAAATGGTTAAACTCGTGTGGGTCATACGATGCGATTTCCTGCTATAATTGGAGCGCACAATCTACGATAGCGCAAGGTTTATCCGGTGGGAATGTTACGAAGCGGGAACTTACCTGTGTATTCGAAGTGACTGAGGCTAACAAGTTCGCACTAGATGTTCTTTCCCTGTCTCCGGATGTAACTGTTAGAGGGCTAGACGGGGTAGATATGGATACGAAACTTAGATGTTCATCTACTACAGGCGTGAAATATACGGCAACGGGACTAGTTAAAACGGTAACTCTAAAATTCCAGTACTAACATGGATATAAAGATTCAGATAAATGGAGTGTTCTTGGAGGGCTTGACAAAAACGGATGTCAAGCTGTCTATTAATGCATCGTCTCCATACAGTTTCGGAGAATCCACCCGTACCTATTCGGCTAACATTAAAGCTCCTAGGAATCGGGTGAATGATGGGATATTCTATCAAATGAGAAGTTTCGGTTTTACCCACCGTACTGCGAAATACGAGGCTAGAGTTTATATCGGCGGGATACCGATAAACAAGCGGTTCAAAGCTAAGGTATCATGCAGCGAAGACTCCTACGACATAGCTCTGTCCCAGTCGGACCTAAAGATGTCCCAGTTACCGAAAGAAGTAATAGAAAGATATCTTTATACATCCGGTGTAGGGAACTCTTTTTTCTACCCAGCAAGTGAACTGATAAAGCGTTCTGTTGGCTCCTTTGGTGTTTCTGTATCGTTCCCGCCGATAGAATACGGCGGCTACGAACCGGGATTGATCATCGAGAATCTAGGGCAAAAGCCTTTATCCGAGGTACTGGTGGGGAAATCGGTTACTGTGTTTTGGCGGTATGCATCCGAAACGGACGAAGGAACGGAGTATTTTAGAGGTAACTTCCTAGATATTTTAGAATACGATACCCGTACCGCTCTAATGGCTCCGGACGGATCAACAGCCAATACAACGGCGGTGATAACGATGGATAATAACGCCTATATTACTTTGGATATGTCAAGAGTGGGGACCATATTAAACTTTGTGGTGTTGAAATCGGTTTACAATAATCAGACCGTAGCGATATTCCAAAAAGATGATAACCAAAACGATATCACGCAGGTACGATATAAGTTTGCTTCTACTACTATGAACATCCCTACATACATATTTAATGGCTTATACATAAGTAGAGACATAAATGTGTATGAGAAATTAGATGCCACCCCGCCGAAAACAATGTCCCCGGACGAAGCCGTTAATCTTTCCGGGAAGATAACCGAGTTAAGGAATACCGCCGGGGTGACACAGGTAGCGGGGAATTGTGGAGTATCGAACGCTGTAGATTTCTTAACGGATATTTGCAAAGTGTTCCAGTGGGGGTGGGAGTTTCAGACCATCGTAGACGATAGCGGACTCACAAGTGTAATTATTAGCATATATGATCTAATCGCGAACGATGCAAAAAACTTTGATCTAAACGGACCGATCACGTTCAATGACAGGCGGCAAGACTGGACCGATTTCTACGTATCGACAGACAAGATAGAGGACTCAGAAGGTTTTCCGAACATCGGTATATTCAAAATCGGTGATTTTACAAAGAGTTTACAATTATCCAGTGCATCGTTCACGGCTAAAGGGACCGTAGTAGAATCGGGCGTGCCGAATCCACAAGACGGTACGTACCCGCGCTTTTCGATACGAAAGGTTCAAGACAATAAGCCCGTAACTTGGGTCGAATATTTCAAGTCTATCGAGTACACGCAACGATTAACCAAGTATTACGGTATGTTTTCGGACGCTATAGATGTCACTATTAAGGCTAAAATACCCTACTATTTCATAGAGAACAAGTATAAACATAACGGAGTAGTGTATTTTAAGCAGCTAGGATCATTTTTCTACGTTCGTTCTATCACGGAGTATAACCTAGCAACACAGGAATGTAAGGTAAAACTAACTAAAATTAATCTTAATCGTTAAATAAATGGCAGATAATGTTACATTACTAGACCTTTCGTTCAAGACGGACGAGGCGGTAGAAGGTTTGGACGCTCTGATCAAGAAGTCTTTAGACCTTGCAGAAGAAAAGAAACAGCTAACCAAGCAGATAAACGCCGAAAAGACGGCACTTGCCGGGCTTCGTCAGAACTATAAAGACAATCTTATAGATCAAACGGCGTTCGAAAAGGCAACGGAGAAGTCAGAAACAGCGATCATATCGTTAACCAAACAACTAAACAATAATAAGAATGAGACTTCCGAGAATGCCGCCGCTATTAAAGCACACACTACCATTGTCAACTCGGAAGCGGAAAGCGTGGAAACCCTGCGAGCGAAGTTAGCCCTTAACACGAAGGCACTAAACAAAATGTCCGTTGAACAGCGGACAAACTCGGAGGCTGGGAAACAGATGGTAGCCCAAACCAAGGAAATCTCCGACAAACTGAAAGACCTTGAAAAAGGGGTGGGAGATACCCGTAGAAACGTGGGTAACTATGCAGAGGATATCGAGAAGGCAACCGGAAGCCTCGGCGGTATGACTGGCGCAACCGGGCAAATGGTCAAAGGTATGTCCGGCGGTATTGCTTCTATAAAGGCATTCAACGCTGCATTGATGGCGAACCCCTTTGTTGCCATTGCATCGGCTATTCTTGCGGTAATCTCAGCTATCGGAAAGTTGATGGACCGCAACAACGAACTGGCTGTTTCCGTTAAGACTATATTAGCACCTATCGAGTTGATCATAACTAAGGTGTTGGATGCCGTAGCCGCTCTGTTTGTGGAGATAGTCAAGGTTTTTGAGTGGCTGGCAGAGGCTTATATTAAGGTTTATAACTGGTTAGGTCTGATATCGGACGAAACTGTTAAGTCTATCGAAACTGCTAGAGGGATGGCACAAGTAGAACGGGACATATATAACGCTGAAACCGATCTTATTGTAGTTTTAGCCCGGCAACGTAGGGAAATGGAGGAACAAAAGGCTATTCTTGCCGATCAAACTAAGAGTTCTAAGGAAAGGCAAGATGCAGCTAATGAAGCCCTACGGATATCTAGAGAGATGGAAGCCTCCGAATTAAAGATACTAGAGGCTAAATATCAGCAGATAAAGACGCAAAACGAATTGTCTTACACTTCTGATGAAGACAGGAGGAAAGAACAAGAGGCTTTAGCAGCATTGGAGGAAAAGAGAGCACAGTATTTATCACAACGGAAAGAACTAACTAGTCAGGTATCCGGGCTGGAAAAAGCTGATATGGCAGCCGCCGCAGTA